GAGCAAATGGATCAAGTGCCTGCGTGCCTGGTGGTAACGCCGTTTCAAAACGGTGTGGGGCAGGGCGCGGGGTATCAGCGATTTCTGTCAGCGCCGAATGCGCTGGAACATCTCGCCAAAAAACTCGAGGACGCCAGCGACAGCGGGCGCCCGAGCGGGCCGCAGTACGCACTGTCGATCCTGTTTTTGGCGACACGCCTTGAGCAGCTGGCCAGCAGCTTGGCGCGATTCAATGCACTGCTGCCGATCCCTGACCTGGTGCGAACCGAACGCCGGGCGCAACACCTGGTGAAACTGGAAACCGAGAAGTGGGAAATGCCCGGTGCTGGCACGCTTCCGCGCTGGCAGGGTTTGCCGCTGGAACGTTGCACGGTGTTGAAAGCTGCCAAGCAGTCAATGGCGGGGCAATTGGCGGTGCTGGAAGGCTACGCGGCCGACAGCTCGCCACTGGCCGATCTTGCAGCGCTGGCAGCACGTAAAAACGCCCAGCAACAGGGACGGGACCAGCAACTGGCTGACCTGAAAGATTTGTTGGCTGGGGGCAACCCTGACGTGAGCATGCGCGCGCGGATGATCGGCCCAGGCACCGCCGGCGAATTGCGCCGCGAGCTGCTGGCCGGCGATGCGCCTGGCCACGAATGGATTCAATGCGCCGGCTTGCTTTTGGTGGGTAGCAAAGAAGGGCTGAGTTTCGTGCAGGAGTTGGTCGGCCTATGACGCTGCTACTCGACGGGCAAAAAGTCCAAGGCAAGAACCTCAAGGTCACGGCCAATCTGCGCATCGAAAGCGGCGATATGTCCGGCCAAACGAGTAACACCGACAAGGCTCACAAAGGCTTCAAGCCCAAGACGCTAGCCGTTTCGCTGATGATTCCCTTCGCAGATAAAACCCAACTCACCGATCTGCTGCGTTTGGCTGAATCCACCGCCGGCGGGGGCCAGCTGCATCTATACCGGATTGTGAACGATACGGCCGAGGCGTTCGGTGTGCGCCAGGTGGAGTTCTCCGACGGTGTCAGCGCCCGGGAAGCGGACACGCTGAAAGCCTGGCTAGTGCAATTCACCCTTAGCGAGCGCGAATCGAATCCGGAGAAAGTTGAAGGCCGCCGCGCTGGCAACAAGGTCACCGCGCAAGGCGCTCCCGGCAGCTCCGTCGGTGATGCCGGTACCGTCAACGGTGAATCAACCGGTGGCGATCCCTCGCTGAGCGGCTTCGAAAAAGTGCTCGGGCGTGTAGACAAGTGGCTGGGCGGGAGTGAGCCGGCGTGAAACTGCACAAGATACTTTCGATCAATGGCGCGCCGATCGCACTGGTCAAGGAGGACGTGCGGTTAGACGCCACCAGTCCCGGTCGGGCGAATTTCACGGTTCAATCCTCTGTGCCGCTCAAAGGACTCGTGACGCTGGATATCGGCTACAACGAAGGCACGCTGCAACGGCACTTCATCGGCTACGTCGAGCGTTGCACCGCTGCCAACGCGGTAGAGCAAGTGCTGTTCTGTCGCGAGTTGGCCGCTGTACTGGCCAATCCGTTGCCGCTGAATCTGCGCCATGTTGACCTACGCGCCGTGCTGGCCGAGGTCAGCGTACAAACCGGCTTGCGGTTTCGTGTTCCTGATAGCCCTTATGCCAGCGTGAAGGCGCCGTATTTCTACAGCCTCGCCGCCGGCTACCAGGCGATGGACAGCTTGGCGCGAGTGTTCAGCATTCCCGACTTCACCTGGCACCAGCTCGGCAACGGGGAAGTGTTCGCCGGCAGTTGGGCCGATAGTTTTTTCGGCGCACGTGCGCCGCTGCAGATCCCCACGGAGCTGTTTGACGGCTACCAGGGCAACCAGAGCGCGATGGTCGCGGCCCTTCCAGGGTTGCGACCAGGTGCAACGATCAACCACGGCGAGCGCATCACCACGGTGGCACTCGCCAATGACCAGATGGCCATCCGATGGACGACGCAATCCGCCGCGCTGTAGAGCGCCAATTCCCCGAACTCACCGGTGGCTATCACCTGCCGCGCTTCGCGCGAGTTGTCGCCGTGGCCGATGCGCCGGCGGACGCCGGACTGTGTGACGACTTCCGCCCGCGCTACGCTGTCGACATCGAGGTGCTTGGCGCCGACGATGAACCAGACCCAGCTATGCCGCCGCTCACTGGTGTTCCATTGCCGCTGCCCACCGGTGGCGAGGAAATGGGCATCTATGCATTCCCGGAGGAGGGCACGCGGGTCGTGGTGTGCTTTGCCTACGGCCTACCGAACAAGCCTTACATTCAATCGATCTTGCCGCACGGCCTGAGCATGCCCAAGGTGCCGAAGGGGGATCAGGTGTGGCAGCACAGCGAAGCCGCCCAACAACGCGTCGACGCCGACGGCAACTGGCTACGCCAGACCGATGGCAAGATTCGGGATCAGGCGATCGAACGTGAAGTTGAAGCCCTGGACAACCGCGAGCAGTTCCAAAGCCACACCTGCGCGGTGGACGACCATTCGACTGAGACGGTGGGTGGTGTGAAAAAGATCGAGGCGCTGGGCGCGCTCAAGCTGATGTCGGGAGGATCCGCGAGCCTGGCGGCGGTTGACGATCTGCACCACGCTACCGGCCGGGACTTGAACCTTGTCGTTGGGCAGAAGCACAACGCCACGGTGGGCGGCGATATGCAGGAGCGGATAGAAGGTTTGCGCCAAAGCGTGGTGAAAGTCAGTCAGCGAATGCAGGCTCCGAAAAACTGGATCGGGTCTGCTGACGTGAATCTGTTCAAGATCGTTTGTGACACCCTCACGCTGTTGCAGGAGATGAACATCCAATTAGCAACGCATACCCATTTGCCAGGGCCAACACCGAGTCCGAATGACGCTTCGGGATTTACAACCATAGCCAAAAAAGCAGCAGCGTTAAATATAAAACTGTCTCCGATCACTCTATAAACAGAGCATCCGTTGCTGTCGTTACTCGTTATCAAGAGCGTATTTCAGTGAAATTCATTGCATGAAAATGTGGATAACCTTGGCCGGCCGAGTACAACTTTCGGCCGGCCGAGAAATATACTTCCCCCGGGGGCTACCGTTCGTCGGGTCGTTGTACGTCTCTAGCGTAATACAACTCACATATTCACTTAGTAGGCGGTGGCCACCGCCGCATTTACGCCGGCGGGGGAAAACCCGCTAATTGTCGAGGTTTCGTCAATTTGCGCTAAGGCGGCCGGCCAAAAAATGCCATGGCGCCGGCGCAGGATGCAGAAAGGCCGGGCGTGTGCCCGGCCTTTCTGCGATAGCGGCGGGTGGTTTCCAAGGTTCAATCCTGTGATAGATTGATCCCCAGCACTCGACGCCCAACATCTTTTGATACTCGCAACTCGAAAGGTTAGGGCGTACCCATGTAGCAGTCAACCATACGGTTACCGTTCCACCGTTAAAAGTTGCGTTAAATGTTGTATTAGTTTCGCTGTAAAGCAAATTAATTAAACTTTAGTGCAAAGGTTAACTGCTCCGTTGAGTGCTTAGCTTAAAGCTTCATTTTCTCGATGAGGCTCAGAAACTAACTTTGGAGTTCTAATATGCTTCGACTAATCGCTCGCTTCGTTCCAGAAGAGTTAATCCGCTTGCTACAAACGGCTTATTGGTCAATTCGTTTGTACAGGATCTATCAGCAAATAGAGTGATCGCTACGTTGGCAGGGACTTCGGTCCCTGTTTTGTTTCAGCGAATCCGAATTGGTAGCTTCGCTCCAATGCCTCCTTCGTCCAATTTTGAAGCAATCAGAGCAACGGTTTTTGAGACGCTTTGATTAAACGCGTTGGTGCTATAGCAATGGGCATACGAACTGAGGTATTACGCTTCTATCCGGTGAATTTTTGAGAGGCGCAAATGCCCCTACTGTATCAGCCTAAGGAAGGCGTGATCGTCATGTGTGATTTTCGCGGGCTTGAAGCTCCGGAAATGGTCAAGACTCGGCCTGTGGTAGTTTTGCGTCGAAGCTCCCAGAATTCTGCGCTTGTCATCGTGGTTCCTCTCAGTACAACAAAACCTCTGGTCATTCAGAATCATCACGTTGAATTCACTTCCTTAATGCCTGGGCCTCAGAAGCAATGCTGGGCCAAATGCGACATGATCTACACAGTCGCTTGCACGCGGTTGGACAGGATTCAGGTTAAGGATCGGAACACAGGAAAACGAGGCTATACGGTGATTCCTTTACCCACTGAGATTTTCACCGCAATTCAAGCAGGGGTGAGGTCAGCGCTCGGCATTTAGGTGCTCGTGACGTGTCACACGTCCAAAATGAGTAGCAAACGGTTGCTTGTCTATAGCGAGGTGATATAGTTGTCTCGTTCCCGTAAGGGGCTTGTGAGACTCTAAGGATCCTGGGAAACCAGCAATCGTAGAGCCAAACAGGTATATGGCGATGACAAGCTGACCTGTTTGTGAATGAGGCGCCGCAAGGCGCCTTTGTCGTTTCTAGGGTTTGGGATTTTGCGGTTATTCCATCCTGCACCACCACGACTGCGCAAATGCGCACCCCTCGATGTATTCAATTCCACTTAAGACAAACCCTGTTACGGCCATTCCTGCCAGCGTTGCGTCAAGCAGAGGAGGCAGCGGATCGGGATCGAGCGGTATGCCCACTTCAACGCGTGCAACGTTGGCAGCTCGGCCCAACTCATGGCACATAGTAGAGTTGACCATGACGTTTCCCCGGATCGCCCTATAGCGGCGCCTCTCCTTCGGATTTAGCGCAACGCCACGTAAGCGCATAGGTGTGACCAGTACGTGCATGGCTTCTCCTAAACGTCTGCGTCGAGGTCGAGTAACGATTCGACTGCATAGGCCAGCGCCGCGTCCGCTAACTCCAGCATGTCTTCGAGTTCGTCAGCGTCGATCACATGGCCTTGGTGCATTGCATGTGCTCGTCTGAGCAATGCTTTGTGGTGGGCACCAGGCATTGCGAGCAATGACACCTCATCTCGCAGCATGAATCGCCACTGCGCTATCGCGTGGGCTTCCGTAGATAAAGTTCTCGCAGATTCAGTAATCATTGGCCATGCCTATCTCGATAAGGGCACTGTATATGCAAACAGTATATCGGTAGGAGTAATCCTCAACATCAACAGCGCGACTGACGGCAGTTGGTGAGCGTTGAAAGGCGCGGGCGTCCGTTTTGCTGGCCGCAACTGATCGTCTTTCGGAAAATCCTGCAGCCAAGAAAAAATTCGATGAAAAAGCACTTATCCCCCTCCCGCCGACGGGCTTTGTGTCCCTTTTCTTTGCAAAAGAGCATGGCGGCGCAAACTTCAGTCCCGCCCAAGGCCGCAGGGGCGTTTGTGGGAAGCTTGGCGGTTTCCCCATGTGAAAGGAATTGCAAAGAATTGCTACGAGCTTGCATAACGTGCAGTGGCTGGCAGGAGGGGGGCAGTGATTCTGAAAGGCCCGGTTGTTAAGGGCGGCGCATCGAAAAACAGAAGAGAATGCGAGTTTTCGTTTTTAGCGCAGATGGGCGAAAGGGAAGCCGTGCGATCTGCGCTGTGTGTCGACGGAAGTGCTATACGCACCGTCGTGCTTGGGTTAGGCCAGTATCAACCGACTGCAGGCTCTTTCACTACTGCTCCTGCAATGAACTCACTGACTTCGGCGGCATTTAACAGCCGACGATGTTCTGCTTTGACGTGCGAGTGCAGAAGGTCAGAAAGAAGCTTCGCCAGTTTTTTAGCTGTTTCCTCGCTCAGCTTTTTGACTGTGCCGGTACGGGCAGACGGTAGAGCGAATTCGCCTGCGGAGGCTCCGAATGAGTCAAGGAGACCGCTTATATACCCGTTCAAAAACTCTTTTCTGTCGGTCAAGACCTTGCTTTCGGGCGCTTCCTGATAATCCCAATCCACCCGCCAATATCGACCTTCCTTCGATACTTCGATTATTGGGAGAGCTGGGTTTTTGGTCAGCTGGCGCATAGGTGCTCCTGGCATTTTGAGTGACTGCAGCCAGTCTAAACCGGGCACGGTGATACGTCATGTAGATGAGATTTAATCTCAGGCACAGGGTGGGCTTTTCAAAAAGAGTGATATAGGTAATACGGCGGGAAAAATGCTCTGGAAGCCCCGGTTTTACTGGGGTTTCGATATCACATGGAAAAGTAATATGAAGTGATATGAAAAGTGATATTCCCGCCAACCCCCGGTTTCATTGGGTTTCGTGGTTGTGAAATATCACCTTATGAAAGAGTAATACGATTACTTCTATATTACTCAAATATTACCTTTTGCAAAATCGCTGAAAGCCTTGCAGGGCGTGGCTTGCAGAGGTATTAGGGCAGGCATATCACCTTTATTACTCTTTATTCACAGGGCCACACATTTTAGGCGAGAAGGGCTCAAGCTCGCCTGGGGGCATTCCTTCGATAAGCATTCTGATGCGGTGCGCTAACCATTGGCACACCTCTGCCATGCCAAAAGCGTCTTCGTAGGTAACATCTTTCGCTGTGAGATGTACTGCGTCGTTTCTGACCTGGCGCAGGCTTCGAAAAGTTTCGAATTCCAACTCGTTGATATAGCCCTTTGCGTGCAGTTCATTCGCGATCGTGATCACCTGGCCGGAGACTACTAGGCCCGCTTTCGTCGCCATTTCAATAGTCGCTCTCTCCACCTCTATCCATGCACTAATGATTGAGGCTCGCGGGTCTATTCGCGCCAGTTCTAGAACACCAGGTAATGGGACATACGGGAGTGGCGGCCTATCCGGTGTTGGCTGGGCCTCCAACTCCACTTTCACTGCTTCCAGCTTTTCGCTCAGGTCTATGTGCAGATCTTTAAATTTTAGCGACCGCACCATCGGAATTAGCTTTGTCAGAGGCGATTTTAGCGACAGCACGACTATGACCATCGCAGAGGGCCAAGCGATTGCCGTGATGATTGCGGCGAAAAATTGCTTCCAATCCATTGGGCTGTCTTTCCTCGTTGGCGTAACACCACGGATGCACTAAAGGTTACTTGCCGCGACCGCGTGCAACTCTGGCGGGGAGCACAAAGAGGAACTGCGCAAGTGCAGTGGCGAACTCGATCGATTTCTTCGCGTCCGCCGCGTTTGGCAAGGCACCAGCTTCGTCATCATGACGTTGGTCGTTTGCATCTAGCCGTACTTCGTGTGCCCAGGCCGCCATTTCAGGTGTAATCAAGTGACTCTGCGCAGCACTATTTATGCGCGCATTTAATGAGCCATCTTTAATTCCCTTCGCTTTGAGCATCGCATCTACTGCTGATGCCGTGAGCATCACTGCACCCGAAGGAGCTGCGATGCTTGCGATAGCTTGCTCCAAGTAAGCTTTCGCCCTTTCGGGAATCGACTCGTGCACCGTTTGCGGAGTAGGCCAGATGTCGCTTATATCGTCCAGGATGTGGTTGCGCACGTTTAAGTAGGACGCCACCGCCATTGTCAAGCCGCCGCAAGTGGCACACTGGTAGGTAATCCAGCGTCGCTGATTTTCTTTGGCATTGCTTTCGGTATCGACCGCATTAGCAAAATCCAAGGAAGGATGTGCAATGTTGCAATGGGGGCAGCGCGCAAGTGGCAAAGAATTACCAAGCTTCAT